GGAGACGCTTACCGGTGGCCCTATCACGACGTCGGGTACGCTAACGCTAGGCGGCACGCTTGCAACGACTAGCGGCGGTACGGGCGCATCATCGCTTACTGGCGCAGGTATTGTCACGACAACAGATACACAAACCATCAGCGGCCAGAAAAATTTTACAAGCTACACCAATACCTTTTTAGGTACAACGTATGCTACTTCGGACGGCTCCGTTGCTAGCAACGCTTATTTTGGTGAGAACACTGCTTACGCCGTTATAGGAGGCGTTAATGGTGTTGTGCTGGCTAGCGGTGGGACTTTTCCAGGCACGTCTATTTTTGCGGGCGACAGCAACACTTGGCGACCGACTACCGATAACGCCCGCGCTTTAGGAACTGCTTCGTTTCGGTATACGGAAGTCTACGCAGTTAACGGCACAATTAACACATCAGACGCATCGCAAAAGCAGCAGGTTAGGGAACTATTTGACGTCGAGCAGCGCGTAGCGCAACGTGTTAAAAAGCTGATACGGGCGTTTAAGTGGAATGACGCCGTTGAAGCAAAAGGTGAAGATGCGCGGACTCATTTTGGTGTTATCGCGCAAGATGTGCAAGAAGCATTTGCCGCCGAGGGCTTAGATGCGTCAAAATACGGTTTGTTTTGCAGTGACACATGGACCAACTCAGACGGATCGTCACAAACGCGTTTAGGCGTGCGTTACAGCGAATTGTTGGCTTTTGTCATCGCCGCACTTTAAGGACTACTATGACAACCATTTTATCCCCTAGCCCAAAACTTCAGTTTTTTGCTTCGGATGGCTCGTTGCTAGTTGGCGGCAAACTCTATACTTACGAAGCCGGAACGACCACGCCGTTAGCGACTTACACCGATTCTACTGGGGCGACGGCTAACACAAACCCCATCATTTTAAGCGTACGCGGAGAGGCCAACGTCTGGTTAGGTACGTCGTCGTACAAATTTGTTCTTAAAGATAGCAATGACGTCCTTATCTGGACGGTCGATAACATCTCAACGGCGCAAGGTCTTATCGACGCCTTGAGCGCATCTTTGGCTGCGGCATCTGGTTCTTCTTTAATTGGCTATTCGCCATCAGGCGCGGGCGCCGTAACGACAACGGTACAGGCCAAACTGCGCCAGACCATAAGCGTTAAAGACTTTGGTGCCACAGGCGATGGTACGACCGACGACACTGTGGCGTTTCAAAACGCGCTGACTGCTGCGACAGGTAAATCGCTGTACGTGCCTGCCGGTACATACGTCTGTACGGGGCTAACGATTTACAGCGGCACTAACATGTACGGCGATTCGCCTGCTACGTCGATTATCAAGGCCAAGAGCACCCTCGGCGCTACAACGCCGCTACTAAAGAACCCCAATCAGACAGGCACTGCGTACGTTTATGTAGACAAAGGTATTAGCGTCAGCAACATCAAGTTTGACGGTAACAACTTAGGCCCGCGCACGGCTGAGTTGGTTTCGTTTGGTAAGGTCGAAGACCTTAACATCACTAACTGCTACGTGTACAACGTGCAGTACATTGGTATCGCTGTGGCAGGTTGCTTGGCCGTAAGCGTTAATCAATGTTTGTTTACTGAGTGCGGCAGCGACAGTGTGCTCGCTGAGGGTGGTGCTGCGTTGTGGATGGGTCCAGCCGCTGACACGACTAAATCGTATGACGTTAGCGTCAACGAAAGCAGCTTTATTAGCAACAACTGGTCCGCCATGTACGCCAACGGCGATCGATTGTCGATCAACGGTAACTACTTGTCGAGCAATAAAGAGTCCGGCATTTTTATGACCGGCAGTAACAACGTTATTGCAGACAATTGGATTAGCGGTCAAACAAAAAAGAACATATCTGCGTCGGGTATTGAGGCAGGCGGTAGTTTTCACACGATTAGCGGCAACTTTGTAGGTGATTGCGGCGACTACTGTATCGCCGTCACGGATGTGCAGTTCTCCACGATTACGGGTAACTCGCTCTACAACCCACGCCGTGAGAGCGCGTCGTTCCCCAACGCAAGCTGCATTGGCATCATTTCGCTAACGGCTAGCCCAAACCAACCGCGCTATCTTTTAATTGTTGGCAACAACATGTGGGCGCCGTCTAATGACGCCTACGCTGCGGTCTACTTCTACGGCACGTCTTCTGCGCCGCAGTACGTCACAATCAATGATAACCAGATGAACGGCAACACATGGACGTCTGGTCAAGCAATCTATGTGTCGTCGGGGCAGGCGTCTTCGTCGCAAATTTTCCGCGACAATCCTGGCGCGTTTGATGTGTTTGACCAAGGCGGCTACGCGTCGGGTCGCTTCTACGCTGGTGAAACACTATCGCCCGCTACGGCAGCAGGCACGTTGGCAGTAGCGGCTAACACCTTCTACGCAATGCCATTTACGGTAAGACAGTCGCAGCTTTGGACAAAGATCGGCTGCACGGTAACGACCGCAGGTACAGGCGTTTTTGCATACCTTGGTATCTATCGTATGGAAAACGGTATACCAACATCACTAGCATTAGACGCAGGCGCAGTCGGTTTAACATCGACCGGCACCAAAGAAATTACTATTTCTCAGCCTTTACCCTCAGGAACCTACGCGCTTGTAATGCTCGCCAACGCTAGCGGTGCTACGGTCAGGGCTGGAACACCTAGTGATGTGGCGTTAGCTACGGTAGGATGTAGCGCAGTAGGGACGGCGGACACGTTGATTACCGCCAGCCAAACTTACGGTACGTTACCGTCCACTTTCCCCGCCGTATCCTATTCATCCAGCAGCACACCCTTGCTGACGTTGCGCTATGGAGTTTAAAAAATGACTGTAACTGCAAAAACACTGGCCGAAGGCCAAATTATCCCCAACTCAAATACAACGGTGTATACCGCGCCGTTATCTGTAACGACGATCATCGATAAACTGACCACGGCTAATTACGATTCTGTAGCGCGTGTGATTACGATTAGCATCGTAGCGTCAGGTGGCTCTGTAGGCGACGCGTATTACATAGGTAAGCAAACTTTAGCCGCATACGAAACGTATATCTGGCCTGAAGTTGTTGGACAGATTCTTAGTCCTGGCGATTATGTGTCAGCTATTGCCAGCAACAATACCGGCGTTAACTTACGCATGAGTGGGCGCGAGATAACTTAAGGAGTACGGCTATGGCCGCATGGATGATACCCGCAGCAATTATTGGTAGCGCATTACTAGGTTCTAGCTCAGCTAAAAAAGCCGCTAGTACGCAAGCTGACGCCGCTAATCGCGCTGCTGACTTGCAGATGCAGCAGTTTGAGCGCCAGGTTGAACTGCAAGAGCCTTGGCGTCAGGCGGGCATCACGGCGCTCAACAAGCTCACGCCGTTGGCGACTGAATATACGCCGTTCGGTATGCAACAGTTCCAGCAAGACCCCGGCTACGCGTTTCGTCTGCAAGAAGGTATGAAGGCACTGGAGCGATCGGCGGCGGCGCGAGGTGGCCTACTGTCGGGCGGTATGCTTAAAGGCGCGCAGCAATACGGTCAAGACCTAGCGTCGCAAGAGTACATGAACGCGTTTAACCGTTACCAAGCCGAGCGTAACGCACGTCTGAACCCTTTGCAGTCATTAGCAGGCATAGGCCAAACGGCAACAAACCAGCTAGGTCAGGCAGGGCAGACGATGGCAGGCAACGTCGGCCAAGCGATGGGCGCTGCCGCACAAGCAAGAGCGTCTGGATATGTAGGCGGCGCTAACGCACTATCGCAAGGTCTTGGTACGTACTTGAACTACCAGCAAGGCCAAAACTTTTTGAACGCTATGCGGCCACAATATTCGCAACAGGCGGCTCCAATTACTGATTACAGTTACTCAACGTTGCCTAGTTCTTACGACGATCTTTTTGTGCCGGGAGGGCGTTAAATCATGGCTCTCGTTGACCCAAACATCGCGCTGTCATACAAGGGCGTCCAACTTCAAGACCCGCTTGACCAGTACAGCAAGGCGTCTGCGGCGCAGTTCAACGCGCTTAAGATGGACGAGATCATGCGCGAGCGCGAGGCGCTGTCGCAGATTCAATCAACGATTGCGTCTAAAGGTGGCCCAACCGATTTAAGAGCTGCCGCGCAAGCAATGTTTAAGACCGGCAGGCCTGAGTTTGTAAAAACGGCTGTGTCTATCCTAGAACGGTTAGACAACCAAGAGCAGTTTAGCCAGTATTTAAGACAAGTTGAAGGTCCGGCTGCTAACGCCTTAGCCGCTGCACCTGCGCCTGCGGAAGCACCCGCGCCAGCACCAGCTAACGCCTTAGCCGCTGCACCTGCACCCGCGTCTGCCGAGACGCCCCCTGCCAATGCGTTGGCTGCGCCGCCATCCACAGCAAAAGCTGCGCCGCCATCAACTAAAGAGTTAGAGCGACGCTACAGAATGGTGTCCAACATCAATACGCCAGCCGCTAAGGCTGAAGCGCAGTTGATACTGAAACAAATTGAAAACGAATTCCGCGCTACGTTGCCACCTGAGACTATTCGCACGATGACGTCCCTCGGCTATCCGGCCACACCAGAAGGGTACCAAGCGTTCCAGAGCGCCCAACGACCACCTCAACAACCGCGTACTCCTATTGCAGTGCTTCAAAACGGTAGGCCAACTTACGTTGATCCTGCAAATGCTATAGGGCAAATACCCGTTACTTCAGCTGCTATTCAAGTAATAACACCACCAAAAGAAAAAGGTTCTAAGGAATCTGAAGCACCTAAGCCTCCTTCAGGGTATCGCTTTACGCCGTCGGGTAATCTTGAGCCTATCCCTGGTGGTCCAGCAGCGCCGGGATTGTCGAACAAAGACATTCAAAAACGTGAAGCAGTATTTCCGCAGGCAACGCAAGCTGTCAAAGGGTTTGAGACTAAATCTGATCTGTTTATTAGGGATTTAGAGCGCCTTCGAGATGACCCAGGTTTGAATCAAATTACTGGCCCTATCTATGGCCGCACACCAAGCATAAGTCAAGCAGGTAGTCGAGCGCAGGCGCTGTACGATAAAATATTTGCTAAGGGTGGCTTTCAAGCGTTGCAGGATATGCGTGAAGCGTCCAAAACAGGCGGCGCGCTTGGTAACGTGTCTAATGAAGAAGGGCGTCGCCTTGAGAAGTCAATTGTTGGTGGTCTTGACAGAACGCAAAACATCAAGGATGTTAGGCGCAATATCAACGATTTAATTGATGAGATTCGCACGTCGAAATCGCGTGTACGGGAAGCCTATGAATCAACATACGACTATCGTACGCAACAAGGTGCTGCACCATCACCAGCCCCTGCTTCTGGCGGCTGGTCTGTCGTGAGGTAGTCATGGCCGATCAAATCTACAAGGTACGCGATCCTCAAGGCAACATCCGAGAAATTAGAGGACCGGCGGGCGCTAGCGACGAGGAAGTCATCGCGCAAGCACAACGGCTGTTTGCCCCGCCTGCTCCGGCACCTGCTGAATCACCTGCGCCCGAGCCGCGCAGCGAAGGTATGCCCACGGCGCCTCGTCAAGAGTTGACCGCAGGGCAGCGTATGTACCAAAGTATTAGACCTTACGTAGCACCTACGATTGAGGCGCTAGGATCAGCAGGCGGTGCTTTGTTAGGGGCGCCGCTTGGACCTCCCGGTGTTGTAGGTGGTGCCGGTTTAGGTTATGGGCTTGCTAAGGAGGCGCTTGAGTTAGGCGACGTCTATCTAGGCGGTAAAGAGCCACGCCAAGGCCCAGCTATTGCACTAGAGCCTGCTAAAAACATCCTTGAAGGTGCAACTTACGAGTCGGGCGGGCGCGTTGTTGCGCCATTGCTTGGTAAAACATTTGGCAAAGTTGTTGATCTTAAAAACTTAGCAGAAACTAAAGCCGCCAAAGTAGGTCGGGAGGCGTTAGGTAAAGACCTTGAACAGACTTTAGAAATACTACGCAACGCGCCACCAAACGCAAATGTCGCAGAAATTACAGCCAAGATTCAAAACCCGACTTGGCAAGCCTTTATACGCGACGCTTTAGAGAAAAGTCCTTCCGGTGCTCAGTATCTAAACAAGTTTGCCACGATGAGCCACGACGAAGGCGTCAACGCGCTAGCGAAACTGGCGGGCGGCGCAACGGCTACGGACGTGCGCGCTACAACGGACCTTATGAAACAGACGTTGCGCGACATCACATCGCCAGCACGTCAAGCAGCGTTGAATCGCGCTAATCTTGGTCAGCAAGTCGCACAGTATGAGGCTGAGGCCGGTAAGTTAAGCGCTGAGGCGGCAGCGAAGGTGCAAGAGGTGCGCCGATTGATTGACCTTGGCGATCATGCGGCAGCAGCAGCGCGGCTGCAAGAGATCAAATCGGGCGTACCGGCAGGGTCACGTTTTGCCCCTGCTAAGGTGCAACCAGGCTACTCAAACACTTGGGCCGCAACGTTTACTTACCCAGGCAAGCTAGCGCAAATGTCTGACGAATGGGCGTCGAGGGCAGCAGAGGCGTCGCTTGATCTAGGTCAAGGCGCTAGGTTTGCTCAGTCTGCGGCAGACAGCCTACGGGCGGCAGGCATTAAACCGCTCAAAGGTGATGAGATCGTAAGCCAGATTCGAGGCGTATTGAACAACCCTGAGTTTGCAGGCAACGATCTGCTTAGTGGCGCGGCTAAGAACGTCGCTAACGACATCGCTCAGTGGACTAAGAGCGGCGGTATTATCGACGCCAGAGCGTTAGATGCGATTCGTAAGAACTCTATTAACGCTACGGTGCAACAACTGCGCCCTGGCGTAGACGCTACAACGCAGCGCAACTTAGCGGCTAAGGTAACGGCTGAGTTAAAGCCCACACTCATTAACGCCATCGAAGCGGCAGGTGGTAAGGGCTATCGTGAGTACCTTGATGAGTTTTCCAGAGGTATGCAAAAGATCGCCGAAACCAAGCTGACCGGTGAAGCTGCTAGGCTATGGAAAACGGACAAAGACGCGTTTGTGCGTCTGGTGCAGAACGAAGCGCCTGACGTTGTTGAAAAGTTTCTTGGCCCAGGCAACTACAACATCGCCACGGAATTGAGCGAGGAGACGGTTTCCACGCTACAGTCGTTGGCGTCAAAACGCGTCAATCAACTTGCCGCTAGCAAACAAGCCTCCGAAGGGCAAAAGGCGTTGGCGGTTCTGTTAAACGAAAATACGTCTAAACTTCGCATCCCTTCGATCCTTAGTTTTTGGGCTACTGCTACCAACAAGACACTTAGCGAGATAGAAAAATCGATTGGTAGCAAGAGTATGAAAATCCTTGCCGATGCTATGCAGTCGCCCCAAGGCGCAAAAAATCTGCTTGAGAAACTGCCAGCAAAAGATCGCAACAGTGTATTGTTAATACTTACCAATCCTACCGCTTTTAGGGGTAAAAATACGTTTGGGGGTATGGGTGCGCAGCGTGCTGCGGAGTTTATGAGAAGTGGAGCAACAACGACGTCTATTAATGCGCTAGCATCTGAACCTAGCGAAAATGCGCTGATCGATTAATAGGTAAGGAACATCATGGAGCACGATGTGGATACGCGTTTGACTGTCCATGAGGCAGTTTGTGCAGAGCGGTATAAGTCGATTGAACAGTCATTTGGTCGTGTCGAACAACGCTTTGACGATGGCTCGGCTAAGATGAAGCGCTTAGAGTACCTCATGTACGCCGTCATGGTCGCTGTGCTCCTTGGGCCTGGTGCTGCTGCAATTTTTTTTAAGAAGCTGTTAGGTGTTTAAGTTAGGTAAAAGGTCTATCGAGCGTCTGCAAGGCGTTCATCCTGATCTTGTGCGCGTCGTTGAGCGTGCGATTGATCTGACAACGGTAGACTT